AAGAATACGGTGGTTGGAGTGCAGGCCCAATCGCAGTAAGACTTGCTATTGAAAATCACGACCCCTTAGATGTATTTCTAATTGGTTTTGATTTGGGTAGTAAGACAGGTACTATCAATAATTTATATAAGGGAACAGATAATTATCTATCAGATAGTGCATCTGTAACCCCATCTGTAAATTGGATAGAACAACACAAACAGAACTTTCTGGCATATCCAGAAGTAAGGTTCTGGAAAGTGAACCCTGCTCCACTTGGAACTGATAATACTTGTCAGTTCGTTGAAGAGTGGGAAAGCATCGAAAACTTACAGTACATTGAGATAGAAAATTTAGATTTATCTCTTGACTTTGGTTGGATGATGTAGTATTATATATACTATTATATGATGAATAATGTGAAATACTTAAACATACGGAACATATACACATAAGGAGAAACATATGTCTATTTCAGCACTAAGAAACCAGAACTCTCTGGATAAACTACTTCAACAAGTCCAAAAGGACGATTCCCCTACAACCGAAAAGAAGTCATACGTTGACGAACGGCTCTGGAAACCCAATGTTGACAAGGCAGGCAACGGTTACGCAGTAATCCGATTCCTACCAGCACCAAAGGGTGAGGAGATGCCTTGGGTACGACTTTGGAATCATGCATTCCAAGGCCCAACTGGACAGTGGTATATTGAGAACTCTCTTACCACACTCAATCAGAAAGACCCAGTGAGTGAGTACAATACTCAACTGTGGAACTCTGGTGTGGAGAGTGATAAAGAAATCGCTCGTAAACAAAAGCGTAAACTCTCATACTATGCAAACATCTATGTTGTTGAGGATCGAATGAATCCAGAAAACAACGGTAAGGTGATGTTGTACAAGTTTGGTAAGAAAATCTTTGACAAACTCATGGAAGCAATGCAACCAGAGTTTCCAGATGAAAAACCAATCAACCCATTTGATTTGTGGGAAGGTGCAAACTTCATGTTGAAGATTCGTAAAGTAGACGGTTACTGGAACTATGATAAGTCTGGCTTTGAGAGCATTTCTCAGTTGAAATCAACAGATGAGGAACTTGAAGCAATTTATAATGCAGAACACTCTCTTGCAGAGTTCAATGCACCCAGCAGTTTCAAATCATATGATGAATTGAAAACTCGTTTGGATGCAGTTCTATCTGGAACTGTTGTTGCAACAAAAACTGCTGCTGCAATGGCAGAAGAAGATGAAGTACCATTCACACCAACCTTTAAGTCTGAACCTGCTCCTGCTATGGCATCAGTGGATGACGATGATGATGACGCAATGTCATACTTTGAAAAGTTGGCGAATGAATAAGGTATAGTAGTAAAGTCCTTTGTGCAGTAAGTCTCTCTGAGTCGTAACACCACATAAAAAGACTACTAATTAGAAAGAAGTGGGAGGCATCAGAAATGGTGTCTCCCTTTTTTTATAAATAGATACATGATTAGTTTCGATTTAGAGAACATTACCAAAGGTATTGGTGTAGTCACTGCCAGTCTTGCATTGATTGGTGGGGGGTATACTTTATGGGATAAAATTGAAAGTAAGGATATTCTTACTTGGGCGCCAGAATATTTCACAATTTCAGATGGCCCAAAAGATGGTTCTTTTGATGTTATCGTTGCAAGAGAAAAACACAGAGATGACTGTAAAGTTACTGGATTTAGACTTGAAGTCAAAGACAGTAAATATATGGTTCACACTGCAACCCCTAGTATTGCAAAGTTCTCAGGCCCCGCTAGTGACAAGATAGATAAGTTTGGTTTTTCGTTTAGTATAAATGAAGAACACATCGACATGATACCAAAGGGTGAAGCAACTCTACTTGCACATATTGACTATGAATGTCCGGAAGGCAAGGTTATTGTTAACTATCCAGATCATAATAATTTAAGATTTAACATTACGGATTAAAAGATGTCAGATTCAACCGATCAAAGACTTGAACGTATCGAAGAAAAACTAGATCAGTTAACTGACGCGATGATTTCGCTTGCTCGTGCTGAGGAGAAACTTGCACAGATGGCAAAGAACCAAGATAATAACCATCAGAGAGTCAATAGACTTTCTGAAAAATTAGATGAAATTGAAAAGAAGGTTGATGAAAATCACCGTACAGTATGTCTTATAAATAAATTAGTATATGCTGCTCTGATCGCAGCCGTCGGAGCGTACGTGGCTCAAATCATATAGGAGAATAAAATGGATTTTAATCCTTTCAGAAGTGGTAGGGCCACACAGCAAACGGTCCAAGAAAAAAAATCACTAGATCCAGTAAATAAAGCCGAACTTAAAGGTAAGCACAAGGATCGTAAAGACAAAGATATTGATAATGATGGCGACGTAGATAGCAGTGATAAGTATTTGCACAAACGTCGTAAAGCTATCTCAAAAGCAATGGGTGAAACCAAGGAAGGTTACTATAAGGACCTTGAGATTAAAAAGCAGGATAAAGAGATGGGTGCCAAACCTGTTCCTGGTAAAAAGAAAAAAGAAGCCAAAGGTGGTGGAAAAGAAGGTGATGTTGAAATGAATCCAAAAATGGATACTGGTGGCAAATCAGAACAAAAAGAATCACGTATTCGTAGTGCTCTAAAATCTGTATTGGTTGAAAAAGAGAATCATTCACCAAATCAGGATAAAGCAGAAAAGATTAAGGATGCACGTAAAGGTAAAGGTGCTGAGGATATGATGGCTGCAGCAGATGCAGAAATTGCAAAAGGTCCAGATGCACATTTAAATGAGCCTGAAATTGATAAAAAGAACTTTGAAAAAATGACATCAAATGTTCCTTCTGCAAAGCCTCGTAAAGGTGATAATAAAACCGGTGATAAAAAAATTGTCGGACCTGGAACACCTATGAAGGATCCTGCTGCAATGAAGGCAGAAGGTAAGGGTGATGTCACACCATTTAAAGTTGAATCATATGATAAATTTACACCATTGAAAAATGCATATGCTTCAATGTATGAAAAGAAAACAGTTGAAGATCATGAAGAAATTTCTGAGTTGAGTAAAGATCTTCTTCATAAAGCTTCTGATAAAGCTGCTGCACAAGCCGGCGCTGCTGGTCGTAAAGGTGATGAAGTAAAGGCAAGTCAAAAAACTGATCAATCCAGAAGACTTGCAAAAGGTGCAACAAAAGCTGGTGACCGTGATGCAGAAAAAGATTATCAAGCGAGTAAAGGAAACTAATATGGCTATTAGAGGACCTAAAGGTGCACATCCAACTTTAAGAGGTTGGGTTAACCCACGCACTGGTGAATTGTTAAAATCTCAGAGAATTAATCAAACTCAAATTGATGAATTCTTTGGAATTAAGGAAGAAGTTAAACCTAAAGCAACCGCTCAGGTTCTAACCGAAGCTCCACGTAATAATGAATCATTAGATGACATGTCTAAAGTTGAACTTGAAGCTCTTGGCCGCCAACACGGCATTGAATTAGATCGTCGTAAAAGACATGATGATTTGGTTGAAGAGCTTGAAGAACATCTTGACAAAGACTAATATACATAATCTTTGTAATGGAAAACCTTACTGATGATACGCTATTTTTATATGCGGCAAAACATTATTATAAACCTCAATTCTCTGATGTTGAAGAATTTTTTGAGGATCTCAAACGATTCAAATATATTAAGAGGTTAGTGAATAGATATTTAGATACCGGTGAGTTTCCTCACCGGCTTCTATTAAATCATATTATAGTAATATTTAATGTATTTGGAATTGAACCAGCATTGAATATTTTGGAATTAAGGTTGGATGAAAAACACTGGCCAGTAATTAAACCTATTTTATTATATTTGAGCTACATTCGTAATGATCAATATACTGGTATTACAATGGATCAAAATGTAGTAGATTTTTTGAGGAACATTTAATGGGCATTCTAAAAAGAGCAGCCGATTTAACATACACATTTCGATTCATTCGCATGTTAGTACTCGATTGGAAGGAATGGGATGCTTTTAAACTTGGCATCATTAATGAAGAAGGTAAAAGAGACAGAAACGTCAAACTTGACACTGACGAAAAAAAGTCGGCATACACGCCTTTTATTAGATTATGTGCAAATGTTAAGCGCTTGGTTGCGAATATCCCTGGTGGCTCTAG